ATTATAGAATTAAAAACTGCTGATGATATACTTAACGCTCCTGATAATACCTTAGTTCTTATTGATGAAATAGGAACTTTGTTTAACAGTCGTGATTTTACAAGCGGTAAAAACAGTGTTCCTAAACCTGTGTTTCAGCATTTATGCCAATGTCGCAAACGGCATATGATGATACTTGCAACTGTTCAGCGCTTCAATTTGCTTGATAAGCAGATTAGAGATATTACCGCAACAGTAACAAGTTGCAGAACAAGTTTTAAGCATCCATTTAGTCGCATGCTTACAGGCATTACATACGATATAGACGAGTATGAAGCATATGTGCAAAATCCTTTATATAATCCTCGTGTTGATAGTACACGAGTTGAAATACAAACTGATTTTTATAGAAATCTATATGATACCTCTGAACTTATACAAGGATTTTTGAAAATGAAATATCTTTCTGATGATGAAATATTAAGAAATCAAGGTGAAACATCAATTTTTGGTGACGGAACAAAGGAAAGTCAGAAGAATTATAAAAAAGCAGTAAGGAAAAGAAGATAAAAAAGGAGAGTGGGGGAGTGGTATCGCCGTTGGCGATACCCCCTCCCACTCTTTAAAAGGGGTGAAAAGTTTGGAAAATAGTCGCAGTTGGTTTTGTGTTTTTAATAATCCTGCTGATCATGGCTACACAGGAGAGCCTCAGGAAGTTTGTGAACGATTGAAAGAAGAGTGGGTTAACGGCTCTGATACTCGTACTGGTGCATGGGCATTTTGTAAATCTAAAAGTGGTCTTTTGCATGTTCATATGGTACTTGAAGATATCAAGAGCATGAGGTTTACAGCAATTAAAAGCAGTTATTGTCAAGGTATGCATTTTGAGCCGACGAAAGGCAATAAAAAGCAAGCTGATGATTATATTAATAAGCGTGGTAAGTTTGAAGATAAAGAGGAAGAAATACTATATATCTGTTATCATGGAGAAATAAAAGGAAAACAAGGTAAGAGGACTGATTTAGATTGTATTTCGGATTTGATAATAGACGGTTTGAAACCCTCTGAAATTCTTGAAGAAAATCCACGCTACTATACAAATGAAAATATTATTAAAAAGATGTATTTTAGAAAGCGTTATGCCGAAACAGAATTTACACGTGATGTTAAAGTGTTTTGGCATTATGGTTCTTCTGGTTCGGGCAAGTCATACAGTCGCAAACAGGTTGTTGAGAAGTACGGTGAGGAAGAAATATATTATTTAACTACATTTGGTAGCGGTGCATTTGATAATTATGAGGGGCAAAAAGTACTTTGGATTGATGATTATCGTGGTGAATTTCGTTTTCAAGAATTATTGCGGTATCTTGATGTATATAAAGCTGAACTTCCTGCACGTTACAACAATGTAAAAGCACTGTGGAATGAGGTGCATATAACATCAGTTCTTACTCCGCAACTTTGTTATAGTGAAGCGTGTAGGGATAACTTGGACCGTATAGAACAGCTTTTAAGACGTATAACATGTCTTGTATATCATTACAAGGTTGACAATGATTATTTAACAATAAATTTTTCACCTTACGAAACGCTTTGTAATATGCAAAATCGTGTATTTTCTTTAAAAAAACAAATAGCAGATTATGAAACAATTATATCTGTTAATGATTAGGAGTTAGAAAGATGAAAGAGCGTGAACGATTAATATTAATGCAGTACATATTAAATCAGCGTACATGTTTGGAACGTGAATTAAAGCAGTATGTACAAAATATTAGATATCGTGAATTTGATGTTGTAGACTGTTTAGAATTGATATTGCTAAAAGAAAAATTAGCAATGTTCAATCAAGTTACAAAAGATGTATTTATGATATTGAATTTGAAAAAATATGTTGATGATGAAGAAAACATAATTTAAAAGGAGTGTATTTTAATGTTTGATGAAAAACCTAAACGTTGTATAGACCCTGTAATGAAATTTTGTCAGGAATGTCGTTTCGGCTGGGTCAAATATCCTGATTGGGTTGAAACTTATGATGATTTATCTTACTGTGTTATTGAGAGCGGCTGTATGTATGGTTTTGAAAATGATGAACCGACAGCGGAAGAACTCGCTGAATTTGAAGAATGGTGTGATAGAGCTCCTTGACAATTTTTATAATTACACCAAACTTATATTATTCAGATATTTAGACGATATTAAAATGAGCATAAAAAAAGCCTGAGAAGTAGTAACTCCTCAGGCAATTTTTTAGGCAATAACATTAGATTTTTTAAGTTCAGCAGTAAGTTCTTCAAGTTTTTCACCGCTATAATTAGTAGCAGTTCTTGTAATTTCCAAATCTTCTTTCATTTCTGAAATATCGTTTTTTATTTCTGAAATGTCTTTTTTCATTGCTGAAATATCTGATTTAATTTCACCGATAGCATTTAAAATAATTTCAAGTTCATTCATTCAAAACACCTCTTTTCTATATTGTACTTGATATATAAAGAAAAGTCAAGAAAAAATCTTGACTTACTTTATGTTTATTGAAAACGGTTCATCGAATGGCGGCAGTAGAGAGTTAAGTAACTCTTTAATTCTTGCAACTGCAAGGTATCTGTTGTTTATCTCATTTGTAAGCGTATTCCATTCTTTTTTATTTGTTGGTATTCTTTCTACATTAGCTATAACAGGACAGCAAAGAGGGTCGTTATCAATACACATTTTGCAGTAATTTTCAGCAGTAAGTATTAATCCATTAATTGCATCTTGCTTGGAGCCTGACGCATCGGCAAGACCTAAAGAATATTCTCTGTAATTTTCATATTCATGTTTATTTGAGTTATAAACTCTTGTGTAAATAAAAACCATTTTTTGCATTTTAATTACTTCTTTCTCCCCGTCAAGCCGATAGGACAGCTATTTAATTTAGCCAAGTACTCTTATTACGTCTTTAGTAATTGCTTTCAAACTATCTCCCGTCACACAAACAATTCTTTCATATCCGTTTTTAAATCTGATGTTTACGAATTCTTCGTGTTGTTCTTCTATGTATATATAATACATATCAAAAACACTTTTGTCTATTTTTTGACATAGACTTTTTAGTTCGCACGATACAAATTTTTTCTTTTCATTCATTTTAAATTCCTCCTTGCCTTTTCGGCATATAAAATAAAGTTCTCTCTACTCTATAAAGAGAACTCGCTCGGCAACCAAGTAAAAATTTTGCGGTTTCTTAATGTCAAGTGTTCAAGTTTGTAAAGTTTTTGCTTGCAAAAAGTTTACAAAGTTGCAAAAAACGGAAGTATTTATAGCGTGTTGCGGAAAAATACTTAAAGCGTTTTTTGAACTTGACATAAGAAAACCCCCTGCCTTAGTTTTAAAGCAGGGGGTAGCAAAATTATAATTGGAAGACCGAGAGAGAGGGGAACTTCTCAGCGGTGAAGCTTTGTCCCAGTAAATTAGAACACCGCTCGAAAAGACTTGGTGTACAAAAAGTGAAATGCCCGAAAGGGCATTTTTTTAATATGGAACGTAGTTCCACTGTTCTCTCTGCATGGTGCGTAGCACCTGCAGAGTATAGAAAAGAAGTTGCTAAAAGGCTAGTATTACCTTTTAGCAACTTCTGATACATGATACAAATAGAAAATTAAATAAATAATCAAAATAAAAATGGCTATATTTTGTTATTTATGTGTGAACACTCATTCATATGTGTGTACATTATTAATGTACAATTAACAGATTATTAACAGTAGTTTTTGGCTATATATCGTTGTTTTTCAGCGTTTTAACTTTTGACACAACTTTTGATACAAACTTGTAAATATTACAAAACAGTAACAATAAGTAACAATTTGTAATCTTATAAAATATGTTCCGCTTTTGCGTAGAGGACTAAAGCAATAATCAATATTAAAGTTACTTCAAAAATTTTAGAAACAAGAAATAAACGTACTGTCATATTAAGACCGATATATAAATCCGCTTTTGCATCATTTAATCTTATTTGGCTTTTCTCTAATTCTTTGCTATTTAAATCATTCATTTTATTTATCTGGTTAAAATCATTCATGTTATTTTATCCTTTCTATATTACATCTTTCAATTTAGCTTTTCTGTTTTCTTCTTCTTCAAATTTTTCTATAAATTCTTTCAATATAAATTCAATTTGTTTGTTTTTACTTCTTCCTTGTTTTTCTGCAATTTCAATTAGTTTATCATTAATTTTTTCGTCAATTCTTAAATTAAATGTTACTGTACTCATTTTGTACCACCTCCACACTAAAATAATACTATATTTTCAACAAAAAATCTAGCTCCATTTTGGTACTATTAACTATTGACTTTGTGGTACTAATATGATACTATAAATATGGTACTAAATCAGTACTAATAAATATGAAAGGGCGGTTGCTTTATGAGAAAAGTAGTCGGAATACAGGAAAAAAGCGGAGAGTATAAAGGCAGTCCTTATCACAATGTTATGATACAGACTGTAGATGACGGAGCGAACTATAAGGATTGTCTGGGAGAATATACTGACAAAGTAAAAGTTAAGTTTGCAAAGGTTGCAAGTGTATTTGGGCATTCAATGTCACCAACTGACTGGCAAGAACTTATTGGAAAACGTATCAGAGTTTTTTATGATGCATTCGGTAATGTTGAAGCGGTTGAAGTAATCAAAGATAATAAAGCGTAATCCGGAACGCTTATTATAAACTTATGAAAGGAACATTCTTTTATGGAAGGAGAGGTAGTTAAAACTATGGGAGAAGCTATTACATCAGGTATTACATCTTGTATTGACATCTTTGGTAAGGCAGTCACAATGATTACAGATAATACTATTGCAATGGTGTTTATCGGCTTTAGCCTCCTTGGTGGTGCTGTTGGCTTGTTCAGCAAAGTTAAGAGTGCATAA